GTACTGTTGGAAAATAGAGGACATGGGAACTGATAAGATATCAGACCGTGTAGACAAAACAAGAATTTATACAGACGAGGAGTTAAATGAAGCTTATGAAAAACCGTATACAGAAGATGTTAATCTTAGAACCCTGGAAATTAGCTTTGATAGGACTTGCAACCTTGCTTGTAGCTATTGTAACCCTGCATTTAGTAGTACTTGGGCTAAAGATATTAAACGTAATGGTCCCTATGCCCAGTTGGTGTCCGATGGCAGGAACCATTTTACTCACAGTCATAGTAGTAGTCAGTTGTTTACTATTGCCGATCAAAATCCTTACATTGAAGCCTTCTTTAAGTGGTGGGAAACAGACCTCCACAAAACTTTAACTGAGTTACGTATTACAGGTGGCGAACCCTTAATGAGTGGATACACTTGGCAGTTGTTTGATTGGTTTAAAACTAATAGAGGACAATCAAAGACACGTATTGCTGTTAACAGTAATCTAGCATTTGATAGAGACAAAATAGATAAGCTGTTAGAAGCCGCAGAAGATGTTGAACTAGATATATACACGTCAAACGAAAGCACTTACAGTCAAGCTGAATACATACGTGATGGGCTAGATTATGTACAATGGCTCGAAAACGTTCGGTATGTTCTAGATAGTAAAAAGCTACGCAGTCTTCATGTAATGTGTACAGTGAACGCTCTGTGCTTGATTAGACTACCATCCTTGCTGAAACAGATAGCAGAATTAAAGCGAGAATACGGGCAAGATGCAATTAACTTTACCCTAAACATATTACGTTTTCCTAGTTTTCAATCACCATTGGTATTGCCTAAAGACATTAGACAAGCACAAGCAAATAGACTAAACATATTCAAAGAAAACTACGGTGAACTGTTACACGAGTTTGAACGTAACCATATAGAAAGATTAGTGGACTATTTAGAAATAGTAGAGCGTCCGCATTCAGAAGCATTTGAAATGCCTACACTATTAAATGACTTTAAACAATTTTATACACAGTACGACGAACGTAGGGGACACAACTTTACAGAAACGTTTCCTGAATTAACAGAATGGTATAACACTCTATGAGCGACAAGGCCACAGACAAGTATTACGAGAATCATAACTATCACACACGTAAACCTGTTTACATAAGTGAAGATGATCTGCGAGCCGACCAGATGGCCCGCCTAACCAAAAGCGAAACGTTCTGCATGATACCATGGATCCATATGCACGCCTTCCCCAATGGGCAAGCATATCCCTGCTGTCTGGGAGACAGTCACCACCCAATTGGTGACCTGCATAAAAATACTATTAAAGAAGTATGGAACGACACCCCTTACAAAACTATGCGTAAAAATATGCTCGAAGAAAAATCGTGTAAGGAATGTACTAAATGTTATGAGCAAGAAGATATGGGTTTTGTTAGTATGCGTAATTCATCAAACAAAAGTTTTGGACACAACATTGGTATAGTAGATGATACCAAACCAGATGGAACGTTTGAAGACTTCAAATTGCGTTATTATGATATTAGATTTAGTAATTTGTGTAATATGAGTTGCCGTACCTGCGGAGGATGGTTTTCAAGTTCGTGGCACGACGAAGAAACTGCCTTATACGGCAAGCGTGAGTATCCAAAAATTATGTTTGCTGGTAAAGACAAAGAAGATATGTGGAATCAATTGCAAGAACATATTCCGCATTTGGAACAAATTTATTTTGCGGGCGGAGAACCATTGATAATGGAAGAACACTATCGCTTGTTAGACGAATTAGAACGCCAAGAACTTTTCCATGTTAGACTACAATATAATACCAATTTTAGTAAACTTCGTTTAAAAGATAAACACGTTTTTGACTACTGGCAAAGATTTGAAAATGTTTCAGTAGGTGCTAGTTTAGATGCCATGGGAGCTCGTGCTGAATACATGCGTAAAGGCACAGTATGGAGCGAAACAGTTGCTAATAGAGAACGTATGTTAATAGAATGCCCTAATACGGACTTCTACGTTAGCTCTACTGTAAGTTTATATAACGCATTGCATGTTATGGACTTTCATCGTGATTGGGTTGACCGTGGATTAATCAAAGCACAGGATTGGAATATCAATATTCTACAAGGTCCAGACAGAGATCGGATTGATGTGTTACCTAACGCATATAAAGAACAAGTACGAGAAAAGATACAAGAACACATTGAGTGGTTAAAACCACAGGACCACTTGAATCGTGCAGTGGTTGGATATGAGGCAATGTTAAAGTTTATGGAACAGGACGATAAAGATTGGTTATTACATGAATTTATTGAAGTCAATGATAAACATGATGGATATAGAGAAGAAAAATTTGAAGAAGTATTTCCTGAATACGTCGATCTAAGATCATACTCATATGATAAATGGGCTAAAAAATAATGTCACTACCTGAAAAGATTTGTATGCTACCTTGGATCAGTATTGAAACTAGTCCCATTGGGACCGCACGCCCTTGCTGTTTGGCAATAGATGAGATTACCAAGACCGACGGCACCAAGTACAGCCTCAGAGATAATACCCTGGAAGAAATATACCACAGTGAGTACATGCAAAATTTAAGGCATCAATTTCTAACTGGTGAAAAGCCAGAAACATGTAAGCGTTGTTGGGATGAAGAAGCCGCAGGCAGAACCAGTAAACGCATGAACAGTCGTATACGTTTAAAAGATTACTATGATGATGTTAAATGGCAAGACACTAATCCGGACCAACTATGGTTCTTAGATCTTAAACTAGGAAATATATGTAATCTTAAGTGTCGTATATGCGGAAGTTGGTCTAGTTCAAAATGGGCTAAAGAAGAAATAGATTATGTGCCTGAATTAAAAAATCGTAAAGAACATTTAGCATATAAGTTCTTACAAGATGGTGCGTGGCCTAGAGAAAATGCAGACTTTTGGCTAAGCATGAATACTCTACTACCTAATATCAAGTACCTAGAGTTTACTGGTGGTGAACCATTCCTGATACAACAACACTTTGAATTCTTAAAAACTGCTGTACGTACTGGACATGCTGAGCATATTGAAATACATTATAACACTAATGGTACACAGTTCCCAGAAGATAGAGATCTATGGAAACATTTTAAACATGTTGAGATAGCATTTAGTATTGATAATACCAACGAACGATTTGAGTACGAACGATACGGTGCCAATTGGGAACAAGTACAAGAAAATATCAAACAGTTTAACCAGATGCGTAACAGTAAACTATCAACACAACTATGCTGGACTGCAAACGTACAAAACGTTTACTACCTGCCTGAAATATGTGATTGGATCAATACACAATCATTTGATCATATCTATTTTAATATGTTGCATGATCCATGGCACATGTGTATCAGTAAGATGACTCCTCATGCACAGGAATTAGTTATAGATAGATTGACTAACTATAAGTTTAGCCCTAAACATAAAATGGAAGTTATGCGTATCGTTAAGTTCATCGAAAACGGAGAAGGCAGTGACGGCAGTAAGTTTTTAGAACAGATGTCAATGACTGATGAGTATAGAAAAGAAAGTTTTCTTGATACACATCGAGAGATAGCGGAGGCCATGGGGTATGTCAACAATTAACGTTAAATTTAAAAATCAACCAGTAAACAGACCAGATACACTATGTATGGCTCCATGGACTCATACTTACCTAAGCCCACAGACTGAAAGACGAATGTGCTGTGCTAGTCGTGAAGATGCACAATCGTTTGAACAGTATATAGATACCAAAGCCGGCACTGGTGAATACCAACCCGTCACTTTACACGAGCACTGGAACAGTGATCATATGAAATCAGTGCGTCGTCGCATGATGGCAGGAGAAACCCTACCAGAATGTGATGTATGTAATAGCAAATTATTGAACACTGACATTTACCGCAGTTATTTTAATAGTATGTTTGGTGATAAGTATTCTAGTATATGGGACACTACAGATGATACAGGCTATACCACAATGAAGCCTGTAAGTTGGGACTACCGTTTCAGCAATCTCTGTAATTTTAAGTGTCGCATGTGTGGTGATATGTTGTCAAGTGCTTGGGAGTCAGAGCAAAGACAGCATGACATGATCAACTGGTCCGACCCAAAAAATAATTGGATGGTGCCAGCAGTCCGGGAACAGATATCAGAGTTCCAGTCATCTCAAATTGAGCGTGAGTTCTCAGAAGCTGTAGAGGCTCATCAAATTGAAGAGGTATATTGGGTAGGTGGTGAACCCTTGATGTACGATCAACATTGGAGATACATGAAACGTATCGTTGATTTAGGAGATGGACAACATGTTTATGCAAGATACAATACCAATCTCAGCCGCACCAATTATCGCGGTGTCAATCTTTATAGTGATATTCTATCTAGGCTACGTGACTGGCAAATATGTGCAAGCCTCGATGGTACGGGTCCAATTGGAGAGTATATCCGAACAGGTCTCAGCTATCAAACGTGGCTTGACAACTTTAAGGAAGGTCTTCAAGGAGCTACTCATCGCCGCCAAATGAGAATAGACTTCACGCTTACCCTTCCAGGTATGTTTGAAGTCCGCAACATCGATAATCTAGCAATCATGCTAGATGTGGACGTTCTGGCTAAAGTTGTGTTTAGCTTTAGCCCGGACATCATCCTAAGCCCGTTAGCATTACCAAAACATATACTCCACCCTTGGATAGATGATATACTAGATAACGATCACTTTACATCTAGATTAATTAATCCTACCCTAAGAGATATGTTAATCCAACTTAAAACTCGCCCGACGTTTGAGGAACAATGGCCCGATGAATATAAGCAAGCTCTTGCAAAAGGCAAGGCCCGTGTGTTACAATTAGAGAGTATACGAAAAGATACGTTTACTCTATCAAATATATTAGAATCAAGGAAAGATGTACATGCTTGGTATCAATCAATCTAAAGTCACCGTGACCTTAAGGAATCCATTAGATCATAGCGATCAATTGAGCTATGACATCCTAGTGTTTGACAATCCCATAGCACAAGATTGGATGCAAGCCCTCAAAGGAATATTGCTCAATGGTAATCAGTTGGAAAAGAATTTTTGTTTCCTTGGATTTCCCGGATCTGCTCGCACATTACCTTATCTATGTGATCAGGTCAACCAAGCCATAGACAAGATCAACGGATTTTTTTCTGATTATCAGATCAATGAACATTTCACCCCAGAGAACTGCCTAGCAACTGACTATGCGGAAAACGGTCCAAATCACAAACTACTGAATCAACTACATAACCATTTTGAACGGTTGCAGGGCACGGTGTCAGACCTCAGTGTTTATTACAAGCGTGCCGATTATGGCACGAAGTATGCGATCAGGCAGTTAAATCATGTGTGTCATGAGATGGAATCCTTAATACTAAGCCAACGCAAACTGGACATTGATCCCGATTGGGTACGTCCTAGCCAGATAACTACATTCCTACAGTGTCCAAGATATGAACTAACAGATGAACATAGAGAACTGTTCTCTGAAAATGGATATGACAGAGACTTTGGTGGTGTTTATATGCACTGGACACAGATAGGTAAAACATTATTTGAAGTGTTCCGCGACGAAGGTGCTCCTAAATTAGATGAGACCACATGTGAAGCCATCACCCACCTACAGTATTACAGTGGCGAGTTTGACATAGAATGGGGCAATGATGTAGTCTACGGTGACACGAGAGTGCTATGGCACAACGAGGAACAGGCTCGTTTCCAAGAGTGGTTGCTTGAGAATGATCTAGATCCCAAAGATCCCACATTAAGTTTAGGATATCTACCATTGGGGATGATCGATACACTGCCATTTGGCACCCACGATCCCGTCAAGATAAGAGAGGTACTAGGAAGGTATCTTGACATCTACAAGATTGAAATTGACGGAGTGTCAAACACATTTGATTACTGTTGGACAGACAGTGACTATAAACAGAAACAGATCGATAGGATGATACCAGGATATGATTTTAGTAGCAGGGGGTGATAGTTATGTTTGGGGCAGTGAACTAGCAGATAGTCCGCATGGAGGGCCTGATGGCTATAGCCGTAATACGTTTCCAGCAATCTTATCAAAGGATTATGAATATCAATGTGCGGCATATCCAGGAAACGGCAATGACAGCATCGCTAGGATGATTATAATAGCATGTGAAAAGAATCGAGGCAAAAAACAAGCAGTGTTAGTATCCTGGACTTTTCCTGGCAGGTATGAATTTAATATGCAAACTAGCCAAGGACAACATTGGGAAGTTATCAATTCATGGTCGGTAGGTAAACAGTTCACTGAAGATAGTGAACTACACCTAAACAAATTTGTTAGAGAGTTTAAAGATAAACACAAATTTGTAGGTATAGAAAAGTTTGCCAAAAGTTATTTTGCTAATGTTGGGTTTTTGGAGTATTGGGAAACATATACCTCACTTAAAGAAATGGTATATTTGCAAAATTATCTTAAAGTGAATCAAATACCTTATCTTTTTACATGCGTGGACACTGGTATTTTTAACAATTACACGATAAAAAATTTAGATGATACTATACTATCTTTATACAACCAAATTAATTTTGCCAATTGGTTCTTCTTTCCGGCCGGTAAACAAGCAAATGAAACAACTGCACCAAGAGGGTTTTACCAATGGGCATTAGAAAATAAGTATAAAGTAGGTGCAGGTAATCACCCATTGGAAGAGGCACATCAAGATGCCGCAGAATTAATCAAGGAGAAATTTGATGAAATGGTTAAGAACGTTAATTAATCGTATTAAATTAGAGATACGATATAGAAAAAAACTTAAAGAACTTCGCAAGAGAGATCCCTTCATATATCGCTGATAAATAAGTGTATGGATACATACATAGTTTATAAAACAGTTAACACCGTTAATGGAAAATATTATATCGGCAAGCACAAACAAACAAGTGATACGTTTGATGGGTACTTCGGTAGTAGCGAAGTAGTTAACTACGCTATACAAAAGTACGGAGTTGATGCTTTTGAACGTATCACCTTGACCGAGCTCGATAATGAAGACGAATGCTACTTAGCCGAAGAGAACGCTGTTGGCGATCTATGGCGCACAGATAAGAAGTGTTATAATAAGCAACCGGGCGGTAAAGGGTTTAGTTCAGGAGCAGATCATTATACACAAGGCAACGGCTTTACGGATCCGCACAAAGAAAATCTAAAGAAAGCAAGAAAGAAACGTGCACCAGCCTCAGCAGAAACAAGAGCAAAGATGTCTGCAAGCAGAACAGGTAGCAAACGATCAGCAGAAACAAAAAAGAAAATGTCTGTTAAACAGTCTGGTAAAAATAATCCTATGTTCGGGAAGAAACATTCTGCAGATAAGCGACAGTTAATAAGCGAAGCGTTAACAGGAAAATACACAGGCACGAATAATGCAAACTTCAAGGGGTACTATGTTACGCCCTTCGGTAAGTTTACCACTGTAAAAGATATAAGCAACAATGTAGAAAACGTAAGCAAGCAAACAGTATATAGCTGGTGCAAAAACAGCGAGAAGATTATTACGGCTAATATGGTAGGTATGTCTAAGTTTCTAACTTGCAACGACATAGGCAAAACATTTAAAGAGATTGGATTTTACATGGAACCTAAATGAGTTATTTAGGAATATCGGTAGGCTTCCACGATGCATCAATTAGTATCATTGATCTAGATGGTAATATAACGTTTGCTGGACACTCAGAGCGTTATAGTAAACAAAAACATGACAGACATTTAAATAGTGAAATGCTATGAGATTGCTAACGGTAGGAGACAGTTTCACTTATGGTGACGAGCTTGTGGATCGCACACAGGCATGGCCCCATCTATTAGGCGCTGATTTGGGATATGAAGTCACCAACTTAGGCAAGCCAGGATGTAGCAATAATCATATGGTCCGCGCAGTGATAGAAAACAGTCATGACCATGATCTAATAATCGTGGCCTGGAGTCATTACGCCAGAGTAGAGATATCAGATGAGAACGGAGCATACGACATATGGCCAGGTTGCAAAGGCGTCTTTTTTGTTGGCAATCTAAAATATAGAAAAGAGCTAGTAGAATACGTTAACAGACATCATGACGATGCCTACCTATATAAACAATATTTGATCAACATCATCTTATTACAGAACTATCTAGAAGCTAACAACAAGAGATACGTCATGATAGATACTTTTGGTAATCCTCTACGAGAACAGCGGCAAACAGATCAGTTAGTAGCACAAGTAAACAACAAATTCTATCCAGGGTGGCCAAAAGAAACAATGATGGAATGGACATGGGGAGCACCAAAAGGCCCTGGTGGCCATTTTTTAGATCAAGGACATCAACTAGTAGCAGAAAAAATCAATGAACATATTAGGACTATCGGCTGGGTTTCATGACGCTGGCATGAGTTACGTTAGCAATGGCGAAATACCATTTGCTGGACACTCAGAGCGTTATAGTAAACAAAAACATGACAGACATTTAAATAGTGAAATGCTATTTGATTGTTTGACTCGCTGTGGCGTTCCTGATGTTATTGCCTATTACGAAAGGCCCTGGGTAAAGAAAACTAGGCAATTGTATGCTGGCCAATGGAACGATCTATGGTCAGACTGGTCAGTACGTAAAATGATCAATGACATTGACCATGACGGTGTATTAAAACACGTTCCTATAAAAACTTACAATCATCACTTGTCACATGCAGCCGCAGGATTCCAAACAAGTCCTTATGACGATGCTACCGTAGTAGTCATTGATGCTATTGGAGAATGGGACACTATAAGCATCTGGGATGCCAGGTATGATCGTAATGGCAATGCTTGTTATACCAAACTTTGGGGACAGAAATATCCTCACTCAATAGGGTTAATGTATTCGGCGTTTACTAAAGAAGTAGGGCTACGTCCATTGGATGAAGAATATATCTTAATGGGAATGGCCGCGTATGGACAAAGCCATTATAAAGAGGCATTTAAAACAGTACTGTTAGCAGATGAAGCGTCATTGACATTTAGACACAATCTGCACCTAGGATTGCCAGATGAAGGCAAAGGAGGGTACGGCGAAGATTTTGATGTTGCGGCATCAGCCCAAGAACTAGTTGAGTCGTTGATTAAGATAGTAATAGCTCGTGCCCACAAGTATGGTACTAGTAAAAATTTAGTGTACATGGGCGGAGTCGCTCTAAATTGTTCAGCCAATAGAGATCTAGGACAGTTTTACAATAACATATGGGTTATGCCTAACCCAGGTGATGCAGGCAGTAGTTTAGGTGCCGCGGCACTGGTATATGGCAAACAGTTAGAGTGGCAGGATGCTTATCTAGGACATGACATAACGGGTCCTTATCCAGTTAAAGAACTACTAACAGAATTATTAGAAAATAAGATAGTAGGAGTTGCTAATGGCCCTGCTGAGTTTGGTCCTAGGGCATTAGGTAACAGAAGTTTATTAGCAGACCCAAGAGGAATAGACATCAAAGATCAAGTCAATGAGATCAAACGCAGGCAAAAGTTTAGACCTTTCGCCCCCGTCATCTTAGAAGAATATGTCGACGAGTATTTTGCGATGCCTAATGGATTTGCTACCAGTGACTATATGCAGACTACTGCGTTATGTATCCGCCCAAAAGAGTTTTCGGCAATTATACATGCTGACGGAACAAGTCGTGTACAAACCGTGCCTAAAGATAGCCGCAGTGGTATAAGGCAGTTGCTAGAAGCCTGGCACGTGTGGACTGGATGCCCGATGTTATTAAATACCAGTCTAAACATACGAGGTGAACCCATGGTAAACACTCGTGCGGATGCTGATAGATTTGAACAAGAATACGGAGTTAAGGTATTATGAAAATATTAATTATGGGATTACCTGGCAGCGGAAAATCAACATTAGCCAGACCATTTGCTGAATTAATTGGTGCTGTTTATATTAATGCTGATCAAGTAAGAACACAATACGATGATTGGGACTTTTCCCCAGAAGGGCGACAACGACAAACATTACGCATGTTACATCTATCACAAGGTGTTGAACTAGCAGGGAAGGTAGCAGTGGTAGATTTTGTATGTCCAACAAATAAACTTAGAAAGTTATTTAATGCTGATTATACAGTATGGATGGACACTATCAAAGAAAGCCGGTTTGAAGATACCAATCAAATGTTTGAAACTCCTGACGATGTTGACTATCATGTCAGTGAGTGGTTTAAAGATACGCACAAACAATTAGTTAAGATAGTGTCAACCTACATGGCACGGAATAGTTAATGTTTGATATATTCATTATGGATATGGGCGGTCATGATGACAACGTACAGAGTCTTGTACAGCGTTTTCCGCATGCCAGGGTGGTAAGATACTACGATAATCATTTAGACACGTTAAAACGCTGTATTTCGCGTTGTAGGACACCTTATGCTTGG